GAAGTCTATGGTTAACTTACTCACGCTGTCAATTCCAATTTTCGTCATGGTTATTTCCTAAGTGTAATATGTTCCACAAATTACTGCTTCATCATATCTATCGTGGGAAGCTGGTAGATACTTGATAACTATTCCTGAGAAAAAACTGTCTGATAAATAACCATCCCAGTCTATCGCCCAATTTGGTCGTGGTGATATCCACGGTCCAATACCCCAGCTTGTAAACTCATGTAATGGATATATCCAACTTTTAAAACGCACGTAATTTTCCGTTTTGTCGCAGAGTTCCTCCTTTCTTTTTTCAGTCAAATCTTCTTCGGATCGAATTAAATCTAGTTCGATTAACTCAGGAATCGTTAAATCCCAAACATACAAAATATCGCGTGGTACGTGATTGGTTTTAATCGTTACTTCAACAGCATATTTGGATGGGCTATTAGTCATTTGTTCTTTGCTTTCTTGTGTTGAAATCTATAAATACGGGAATATTTCTTAGGGGTCCACTTTTCAAAACATTCTTTACAAGTGGGATCGTGTAAGGCCTCTTCTAGATTACGTAGTACACTTTCATGAGGCATTAAATAGGGTTTTTCACAAGTTGGACATAAAATAACATCCATATCGCTATTGTCAATTGCTTCCTGGAGAATACGCCCTTCCTGAAATATAAGGTCTAATAATGGTTGGCCTCCCGCGGAGAAACATACTGGTGCTTTAGTTTTTTGTAAATGAGGGGTTTCTATAATCTGCATGTAATTCTGGTTTCCTTTCGCTGGAGATAGAGTAACTGATTGCAGACCATGCTACTGGTCTGCTGTCGGACACTCTTTTTCTTTCATTTATCGTGGCGACGACGATTTGCAGGCAAGGTCAATACATTCTTTTCCAGCTCCTTCCACAGCGGTGGAAATTGAACACTTCTAGCAGTAGTTCTTTATCTTTTCCTGTTATAACACGGCACGCACTATCAAACCAATCCGAAAACCAATATTCAACCCGAGTTATCCGGTCTTTTTCTGGATCCTCTGAATTGTAATAAAATCGGTACTCTGATGCGGGGCCACCCCAACTAATCTGGTAGCGCCAGTAATTGTCGGAATCTACATAATCGAACGATAGGTGGTACGCTAAAAAACTGCCTAGATCGTCTACGTATTCTTCGCCTTTCTGGAATGCTTCCCATAATAGACGGAGATCATCGAGTGAAGATACTAATTCGTCGTCTATTCTTTCTTGACAAGTGGGTTGCGTTTTGGCCATATGGTTCCTTTTCAAAAAGATGGTAGTGGAAAATAAAATCGATAATAAACGGTCTATTGCTGGAAGAAAAACGTGGCATGATGTAGCAATAGACCGTTCGATATAAATTCTATCTTTCTTTCTGGAATATCTACCCTAGTTTCTTCCCACGATCTATTTCTCTTTGTTCCTTTCTATAGTTTTCATATTTGAGAAGTAGTTTTTCATGGTCTTTTCGTTCCTTTCTCTCACAAGCTAAAATCCACGAAACGCACTGCCAAACAATATTATCTGGTTCTGTATTCCAATCTTTATGGTCTACGCCGCATTCGGACTGTTTGATGTTCTCGAAAAAATCCAGATATGGATTCTTATCAAAGAAGTAGGTCAGTTGGCCTCTAATCATTAGCATATCCGCATTCGGGTTTAATCTTTGCAATTCTGGACCATAAACTTTGGCTTCGGCATCCCAACTACCCTGGTTATAAAAGCCTGCAAAAAAGTCGTCCTTGTGCCCTATTAAATCTACTGGTACGGTAATTTCGATCTTGAAAATATCCTTATGGAACACATTATAGCCAAAAACTTCGATTTCTGTTTCCATGGTAATTGTTTTCCTATATTCGTGGCGTAGTAGGATTAGGATTTACGGTCCTTTCTCTCAAAAGCTAAAATCCACGAAACGTATTGCCAAACAATATCATCTGGTGCTGTGTTCCAATTTTTATCCAGACCTAGTTCAGCTAGTTCTACTCGAATCTTTATCATATCCGCATCCGGGTTTAATCTTTGCAATTCTGGACCGTAAAATTCTGCATCATCATCCCAACTACCCTGGTGGCCCATTAAATCTGCTGGTACGGTAATTTCGATACTGAAAAAGCTACCGCCAAAATATTCGATTTCTGTTGTCATGGTTTCTCCCTATCCTTGTTTACGTTGACGCCACCAAAAAGATGCTTGCCCAGCTTTTTTCGCTTTCTCGTATCGCTTGGCAAGCGTGGTTTCCCTAAAGAGAATACAAGCTTGGACAGATTTTTTTATGGCCTGAAATGGCTCGATATCTATGATATTTTTTCGTTGATTGTATGCTTGTAAAGCATGGAGTTGGTCTAGGGTTTTCTGGAGTTGTTTTTTTCCAGTAACGTAAACCTTCTCGTTTTTACAGTCGGAAAACAGTCTGTTGATATCTTTACAGAGGTTTTCTAAGGTTATAGCCTGCGTTTTTACCAATTCTAGGTGTTCTGGAGGATAATTGATTCGTTTACGATGGAATTCCTGCATTTGGTACTTGTCCATTTGTGTTTCCTAGCTAGAAATTGGACTTGGTTTGGTGTCTATGTGAAATTATAGCCAAGTCCATTGGAAATACAAGGTAAAATTGCTTAGATTCCCTATAAAATAAGGATGAAAGCCCAGTCGAAGTGTTGGGATAGGTCAAAGCGTATGCTATTAAAAATTGAAGTGATTTTTTAGAGTAAAGAAAGAAACTCATAAAGAATCACCACACTTTGACCACCCACGACACTTGGCTGGCACCAAATGACCAGTTTTATATGGTTGAATCATTGGTTTCATTGATGGTTTCCAGGGTTTCGTAGAAACTATTTAGATCGATTTCATAATCTTCAGTAATCTGGTCTTTTGTCATGGTATTTTCCTTTTCCAGTGGTGCCGATAAAGTCTACGAAAAAGGCCAGTCTAAGTACTGGCCTTTTTGGGAGTCTTTATATTATGGTTTATTTGTGTGGTTTTATGCTGTCTGGTGCCCTTTTCCGGTTAAATAGGGTTGTCTGGTGCCCTTTTCCGGTTAAATAAAAAAATAGGTTTCTGGTGCCTTGTGTGGTTTTCTGGTGTCTGGTGTCCTTCCGCGGTTTCCCGGGGCTTTCCGGGAAAAAATTTTACATTAAAATTTTTTTTTTTTTTTTTTTTTTTTTTTTTTCGTGGCTATATTACCTATATTACCTATATTACCTATATTATCTATTTTACCTATATTACCTATTTTACCTATTTTACCCAATCCCCCCAATCTACCATTTGGCAGACCGGGGGGCTTTTAGGTATCACTAAGTCAACCAGATTATCTCACCCCATTCCTCACTTGTCTCGCTTTCTAGTTGGCCCTTGTAAAATTCAGTACGGGCAAGCCGTCTATTAAACTCTTCGTAAAAATCATACAAGCCAGACGTATTGGGGGTGTAGCTGATCTTGGAGTGCGGTTTGTGTAATACTTCACCTTTTAGAATGCGGGCTCTTAGCTTTCCACTCATTTGTTTTCCCTTGTAAAATTTGAAACAGTAAAAGCGATACGTGCACGATAGACTATAGCGGATTGCCTTGCAAGGGCAAAACCAAGATTTATTTGATGGGGGGAGAGTAGTTTCCTCGGTATCCGAAAAAAGTTGTAGGTTGATAGTTTCTAGAAAGCTTATTTCCGTCCCGTTCCATATTAACCAGAATCTTGGCGAGCCGTTTGTTGATTTTTCGGATTTCATCGTCGATCCGGTAATAGGCTCGGCTCGTTTGCATGGGTTGTAGTTTGACAATTCGATTCATCAGCAGCTGAGAGTGCCTAAAAACAGGCGTTAGCTTGCTCATTTTTTCCCCTTGTAAAATTTGAAACAGTAAAAGTGATACGTGTAAAATACACCATATCAAATTGCCTGTCAACCGTGAAACCAAGAAATTCAAAAAAATAATTTCCAGGTTACCGATTCGCATGACTGCCCCATTCTAGAATTATGTGTTAGCGTTCGCGGCCATTAGCTGCTCTGTTACCAGCTCCGCCAGTTGTTCAGATTCGTCGATCACCTCCTCATCTACTTCGTCGGTTGCCTCTTCCTCCTCTTCATCGATTGCTTCAAAATGCTCCGTTTCGATTTTGTCGACCAGGTCAGGGACCAATGCGTGGATAGATAAATCGCAATTAGTCAGTCTCTTCCAGGTTGCCGCGTAGGCTTGCTTGTCCCATCCATCTAATGGGGTAGTTTTAAGACTACCGTCATCATTCGTGGCCAGCGCTTGGCAATAACGCTCAACCGCGGAATACGTGATAGACTCAACGTGCTGCATTCCAGCCACGTACGTACAGACTTCGCCAAACCTAAGCTGATTTCCAAAATAGACCGGGATACCATTGCGAAGAAAAACTAAAGCCTTCCTTTTTGGGCCCTTTTTTTTGTTCGATATCCCAAAGTATAAATCGGCCTGTTCGCGAAACCAGTGCACAGGTTGCTCCGATAGTTCGGTATTGTCGATCCTGATGATTACAGCCCGCCCATTTTTGCGGGTTATCTGCGCCAGGGTCTGAATGCCAACGTTTTCCGCCGCAAGAAAATTCGCGGCACATAAACGAGTAAATTCCCGCTCGTTCTTAAATAACATTGTGCTACCGTCGAGGGTAGCTAGATAGGGTACGGTTGCCATTTTGTCTTTTCCTTATAAAAAAAACGAATGGCAGTCATGCGAACCGGGAACCCGGTGTTCCCGACATAGGCGGCGGTATGAACCCGCATACGTTGCTCATGCAAGCCCCCGTGCTATAGGGGGTAGCCTTGGATGGCTAGGTTGGAGCAATGTACCTACGGCCGATCTATTATCTAGCCCGCCTTTCGGCTCTTCGGCTGGCCAACGTTTGACCAGCGGTATGGGCTGTGATCGACTACAGAGGCAGTAGACCATAGTATCGGCCATCGGTCAAGCCCGTGGACACAAAAAAGCCAATTTATTTTTGAGCGTTTGTCCACTAGTCGCGTGTATAGCATAGTGGGGATTTGTTCACTAGTCGCATGTTCACCATCCAATTTTATGTCATGACATAAAATTGGTTGTCATAAACCTGTCATGTCATAAACCTGTCATGTCAGATTCATGGCCTGACATTTTTATGGCCTGACACATTTATGGTGTGACACATTTATGGTGTGACACATTTATGGTGTGACACATTTATGGTGTGACACATTTATGTCATGACATTTTTCCGCCCCCTAGGTAAGCTAAAAAAAATTTTTTTTAAAATCCCTAAATACCCATTTATAAATTAATTTTTCATTTTATAGAAAAAGAGGTTTATAAAAAGGAGTCTCTTTAAAACCCCCTAAAAGGAGTCTCTTTAAAACCACCTTATAAATCTTTCCATTCGGCCAGCGGGCCAATCCACAAATAAGTTGCATGAACCCCCACCCCCAAATGCCGCAGACGGGTCCCTCCTGGGTCTCCGCCACATCAACCCTTCACCGGTCGTTTGTGGGCTACTATGCTGGCAGATGCGACAGGGGAGGCCCTCTGCGAGACCAATTTTAAAAAATCCAAAAATAATTCCCCTTGACTATCTAAACTTCGTGTGTAAAATGTACTTGACGTGGAGTAGGGCCTCTTCTATTATAGGCTATACGATGATGTATGATCCAGTAAAGCAAGTGGTATTTCTTAGCATATCTAGTCTAGTGCTGACCATTGGCATAGGATTGTTTTTATGGCTAGAACCCTCTTCAGAAATAGCAGTCCCAGAGTGCAATTGTGTGTATTTTGATGGCGGAGTAGATAAACATAATGCCATATCCAGATGATGTTAGTGTATTCTTACACGAGCTGGATGACGATATATGGAATGATGCCAGTACTGTATTTAAATTCCTATACGCTAATATAGGGAACAGTGCTTCACATGCAGACTCCAAAGTATTAGATATTAATGTTTCAGGCACGAGCTTACTAGATTTAGGAGTAGAAGGTCGTTTAGGGATAAATGGAGAAGCTAATATCCTATCTACGTTTAGTGTTACTCAATTAGGTGATGATGAGGGTATTAGATTAGATCACGCAAGTGAGGTTGGTACATTAGATATAGATAGTGCTGGTACACTTAGATTAGCAAACACTGATGATTTAGTATTAGAAGCTACTGCTGCCGCTATATTGACTTTAGGAACCAATAGTGTACTTCCAGCTAACAATACTGTTGTAATAGGAAGTTCTAGTAGTCCTATTGCTGATGTTTGGGCGGATAATTTCCATGCTATATTTGGCATAGAGATTAGGTCTGGAGTAGATATTACTTTTCAGACTAATGGCGCTAATGATCTAGGGACTGATGCCTTAAGAGCTGGAGTATTGTACAGTACTTACCTAGATTTATCTGGGCATTTATTTTTTAGGACGAATAATACCAGCGATATAGGAACTGCTCCTTTAAGAGCGGCGACTATATACTGTACTGATTTAAATGTTACTAATATACCTTCTTGGGCTTCTTCTGATCATAGGTATTTAGGAAGAGATGAGATTGGACCATTAACTGGTTCGGTTTCTATAAACTTCGATACAGGAAGCTACTTTAATAAAAATGGCGATCTAACTGGCAATGTAACAATGGGGGCTATGTCTAAAACTTCTACAGGATGGTGTACTTTGGCAGTACAGCAAACTTCTGGAGGTGGATTTACTATAGATTGGGCTAGTGCTGGCATAACTCCTTTGCCCCCACAACCATTTTCAGGTAATCAGGAAGTAACTAGATATGATCTTTATTTTGATGAAGATTATGGTTGGACTTGGGATTTTAACGCTGGTATTAGTTCTGGTATCCCGGAAACTTCAGAACCGATCTTAACCCCGAGTGGTAGAAGTTTCAATGATAAACGAGCTAAAGGGAATATAATCAGAGATATTTCCTATCAGATAATTGCATAGGTGCGGATTAACTATTTTTTTCAGTAATGAAAACTTATGACTTTAACGAATAATCTTACTACCACGGGCTCCCCCGCCCTTCCAGCTATTATATACAAAAATGGCAGTTTTTTATCAACTGCTAATACTGGTGCTGCTACCGAAACAATGGTAGTAAAGGCTAATTTTACCGAATTGCATATAAGAGTAACTTGGCCTACTGTTGGATCGGAAACTAGATTACATTGTTGGTATAGAAAAACTGGAGATGCTGAATGGGCATTTGGTGCCGATTTAGATTTACTGTCTATAGGAACTGGTGAGTTTATTGGCGTTATTGGCAATCTAGTTCCAGGACAGGAATATGATGTTCTAGCCTGGACTGGAACAACTGAGATAGCTTATAATTCTGCTGAAGCTACTAGAAAACCATTAGTAGTAGATCGAGATTTAACGATAACTGATGAAGTTTATGTTAAACCTGGAGCAACTGGAACTGGAACATTTGACGATCCAGCTGATTTAGGAGCTAGTGTCGCTGCATTTTCATCTGGTGAGCGGATACAGGTATTACCTGGAGATTATAGAAATGTTACTTCTTCTGGCGATGTAAACGCAGACAATATCGCTTTAGTAGCTTATGACGAAAATAATAGGCCCCGTATATTTGGGGATTTTTCCTTTCCAGGGATGAGCTGGTCAGCTCATGGAGCTATTACTGGGGCATGGGAAACCTCCATAGGTGGTACTGATCAACCGTTTATTGATACAGCTCATGTTAATACTGTAGATGGATATGTACTTCCTCATTGCTATGATGATGATGAATTAATTGATGCACCGGCTGGTTTTCGATTAAAAACTGGTCCTATTCTTGTAGTAAAATTGCATGATCATTCTGATCCAGGGGTAACTGGGATTTCTATATCTCATAACCAGCGGTTACTAAAGAATATTGGTAGCAACACTGTTATAAAAAATATTGATTTTTATAATTTTGGTCGGCATAGTTCTACAGCTATTTTCAGGGGTGATGCTGACACCACAGATTTTACTATTGAAGATTGCACCTTTACAAATTGTAAGCTAGCAGCTCAATTTACTAATTCTACTAGAATTCATATTAATAGATGTAGATGCACTGGAAGATATGAGTTTAATACTTGGGATCAAGCTAAAGGAACAGATGTTACTGCTACTAAAGCTATGGGCGATGGAAATAGCTTTTCCTTTGAAACTGATTGTAGTCAAGTAGTAGTAGAAGATGTGGTATATGATGGGGGAATGGATGGGATAAAACTAACTGGCGGAAGTCTTCCAGGATCAGTATTTCACCATGCCATTAGTATTTTACGTTTACGTACACAACGAATGCTGGATGATTCTATTTCAGTAGGGTCACATAGTTGTGGAGTATTAATAGAAGATATTGAGTGTTTGGAGTGTGCTAATCTTGTAGCTTTAGCTGATTTTACTGTTGGCCCAGTTTGGATTGTACAGGGAGTTGGTACTGGTATTAAGTTTAGAAATAGAATTTCTAATGGGGCATTTATAGACGATCTTGATTCTACGTCTTCAGAAATGTTTAAATATGGTAGTGATTCTACTACTGCTGTAAGAGGAATTGTAAGAGCTTATTTCTGTACTGGTTTGTGCGATACGCCTAATCCAGACATAGGAGATTATCGAGGTGATAATCTTCAAACTAATGTTAGTCCAGATGGTGTTGAAGTAATTAACTGTATTGTTGCTAGTCCAGAAGATTTAGTACATTTTTCAGGGGTGACTACTAATGTATTGAGAGAGAACAATTTCTATTGGCCAACTGATTCAACACGAGCAGATACTGCTAAGTATAGTGAAGGTGGTGCTTATTCAAATGATTTAGCTGATTGGGTAGCTGATAGTGGATTTGATGGAGCTACTGATGTTAGGATTGGTCAATCACCTAGTTTAGAAGGTGATCCTAAGTTAGATGCAGCTTATTTTCCGCTAGATGACAGTCCTTGTAAAGGTACTGCTCAGTCTATTCGTGGATTTTCCTATATTGGAAGTAATATAGGTGGAAGACAACCAGCAAGAGTTAGAGCTGCTACTATTCCAGTAATTGGAAAGACTGTAGTAGATCATGCCGTTGGTGCAGAAATAAAGATTATTTCTCCTAGTGACCTGATATTAGCTTCTTCTTCCAGAAATGTAATAATCAATAGTGGGGAAGACATAGAAGCATTAAGGTTAGATAAAGATCAAGATGCACATTTTGCAAATGAAGTTTTTTGTGAGGACTTAACAGTTACTAATCCACCTTGGGGAAGTGGTTCAGTGGATATATCTGGAACCCCTGCTGTTAACCAAGTAGTGTTTTGGCTAGATAGTGATACTATTAAGGGTGATTCTAATTTAATCTGGGACGGAACTAATCGGAAGTTAAAGTTAACAGAAGACAGCAATACTAATTCGGATAAAGCGGTTTTAACCCTAGCTAAACTTCCTGAGGACCTTGGAGCGAGTTCAAATAATGAAGACCTTGGTGAAATAACTTTTTCTGGCTGGGGTGGTAGTACAGAAATACAAGGAGCTAGAATCTTATTTGAAGCTGATGAATCTTGGAGCGAATCAACAGCTCGAACTAATATGTTTATTGGTTTAACTCCAGCAGGTGCAACAGAACCAGTGGATGTTTTGTTTTTAGAATCTACTGGTAATTTTGGCTTGGGTGCTGCTCCAGGTACTGGGTCTAGTATGCTGTTATTGCAACGGTCTGATGAGTTTTTCTTTAGACTGGCCTGCCATTCAAATACCTCGGCTGATTCTGGAAGAATTAAATTTGAGAAATTTCCTGATGACGGTTTAACTATGACTACGGGGGAAGAGATTGGTAATCTTCGTTGGGAAGGTGACGATGGAACTGCTAGCGGTTTAGCGGCGGAGATATTCGTTAAATCAGGGGGTACATGGGCAGTTGGCGACCATCCATCTACAATGGAATTTTGGACTACTCCAGATGCTAGTGCTACTATTACAAAACAATTAGAAATTGATTTGAGTGGTGATGTAGTTGCTACTAATGATGTACACATGCAAAATCTTCGGTTTGACGAAACCGGTGCGCGGCAGGCAATCATCGAAGCGTCTTACCTAACTTACAATATTAACGGCGGTACAAGATGGCATATGGATTATTCTGGACATTTTAGGCCAGAAACTGATTCTTTAGTTAATTTAGGTGCAAGCTATGCTCGTATAGCCACTATTTGGTTAGATGTTATAAATGACAATATAGATCTTAGTGGCGCTCAAGATAGTATTCATATTCATAGAGGTTCTTCAAACGAACAAAATATTTATCTTTATAATGATGCTACAAATTTAGCAAGTGATTATGAAAGATTTAGAATTGATTGGACTGATACAGCTAATGTATGTACTCTTGGCACGCATACAGTAGGGGGTTCAACCCGTAGTTTTGTCTTTAAACGTGGTTCGAGTTCTTATCTTGGTTTTTATTCAGCAGGGATTGAAACTTCCGTAGATATTTACCCTGATGCTGATGGTAGTGCTGATTTAGGAACTTCAGCATTGTTTTTTGGAACAGGGTATATTGACTCTATAACCCACGGAACAAATGCTGCTATTACAGCTAGTGTTACGCAAACTCAAGGTCAGGCACCTCAAACTGTTGATGTGATTGAGGTTTCTGTGTGCGCTAATGCTAATGACGTTATTACAATTCGTTCAGCTGAAGCTGGAGCGTTTCATTTTATTAAAAATAATGGGGCTCAAACTTTGCAGATATTCCCGGCGAGTGGAGATAATATCAACGGCACCGGAGTTAATTCTTCAGTAACTCTAGCTGCTGGTTCATCTGTGAAGTATTATGCAATAGACGCGACGAACTGGTGCTCTTAAAGGAATATGAATTATGTCAGCTCATGATCTTCCTAGATTACTGGAAGATAGAACCCCACAAGTAACTCAGTATGAAAGAGTTGCTAGACGATTAACAGCTATTGGTAATAGCACATTTGAAACTCTTTATAATAAGTATTATAGCGCTAGAGTTGAACTTTGGAATATTGATGGGTGGGAAGTATCTGATGCACAATTAACAATTGATGCACTAGGTGATCAAGCGATTCTTAGTTTTGCTCTTAATACAAAACTTGGTAACTTGTTAAATGAATTACGTCCGGGGACTATTCCAGTGGAAGATTTAGCAACTCCAGTGACTTATGATGTTAAAACTGGAAGTATTGTTTTAGATGTAAATGGTGTATATCCAGGACCAGTAGTAAGCTAGTTTAGGAGTAATGATGCTTCAACTTTCTTTGACAGCAGAAGAAGCCCAACAATTAATTAATCTACTTGATTTAGCAGTTAAGTCTGGAGGATTACAGGTATCTGGCCCTGCTTTAAGTATAGCAGCAAAGTTATCTAAAGAGATGAATTCTTCCCCTGAAGATAATGGGCAGAAATTGCCTCCTGATCATAGACAAGAAGTTCCTCATGAACGAGAAAGACAGGAGAAGCGTTTTTCAAATAATAGATGATTACTCTTTCTAAGTATATTAAAGCAAGAGATGGGAAGTTTATAAAGGATCGAATTGGTCAGTTTATAAAGACTGGTACCTTTGTTTTATCAGATGTAAGTAGAGATTATCGATTAAATTGTTTAGAAGATGTGAATTATTTACTTTGCGCACCAGAAGATATAAATAAGAAACTTTTTATTCCAGAAGTGATTGATTCTAAATTGGTAGACTGATGGGCGTAGAAATTGCAATTAAAAAGATTGGTGCTTATGGACCTAGAATTAGAGTTCAAGCAATTCATCCTGTAAGTTTTGAAGTTATTGATTTAACAGGTACAACTGGTCATAAGATTAATTTTAGGCATGTAGATTCAGCAACTGTTGTTATTGAAACAGCAATATTGGAAAATGATGAAGCTGGGGACCCGACATTTATTGTTTATCAGTTAACTTCTGGAGATTTAGATACAGTAGGTATTTGGTTTTTTGAAGGGGAATACACACGTGCGGGTGCTCCTTATAAAACAGATAATGGGCAAATTTTAGTTAAGGCTTTATGATGTCAACTATTGAGGCTAATCTTGCAATTGCGATTTCTGATGAATTAAAAGAATTAGCTGAATCGTCAGCTGCTAGACCTAATCCAAAGAAGTTTGACACAGAAAAAGAGAATTTATCTAAGCCTATAAAAATAGAAGCTAAAAAAGAGCTTTCTTCCAGCATTAAATCAGCTGAAAAACAAATTCAAAATGGAAGACTTAAAATTGCTCAACAAGTAGAGCTAATTAAGAAAGCTGCTTTAGAAAGTCTTATTGGTTCAGATGGACAAGATTATGATGTATTAGTTGATTGGCTAGGGGCACTGCGTAAAAAAGAATTAAGATTGTATCTTGATTTTATCAAGCATATTCTTCCTAAATCACAGGAAATTGATCATAGATCACTGGATACAGAAACAAAAGCTCCTCTTATTATTGCGATCAATAACCATCCTAGTATGGCTGGTAATCCCCAAGAAGTTTTAGAAGCAAAGGTTGGGTAGATGACCATTAATGCAGTGTATTTTCAGGAAGTGGATGTTGAAGGCTTTGGATTTAGTGCAACTAAATCTTTATCAGGAGCCCAAATTTGTACTATGGATATTCTTGATTCTGAGTATGAAGGAGCAGATTATCCTTTGGAAATGTTTGTATATGAAGATGATCCAGGTGGATTTGTTGGTATGTCTGAAGGAGACGCTTCTACTACAATTACACTTGAAACAAACAATGCTTCTGTTCCAATAGATTCTTTTACTATCACTTCTTTGAAACCATTTATTTATGTTAAAGATGCAGGATTTGATGACCCGTTTACTGGGGCAGTAACAAAAGGGTTTTTAACTAGTAGTGATGATAGTTTAAATATTAAAGCTATTATTGGGGTTAACTTAAATACAGCCTACTAATTAATAGAATTTATGGATTATGACGATTAATATTTCAGCAACTAAACGGTTGCAGGTTGGTACGACTATTGTTGGGGGATTATACGTAGAAGTTGTTGAATCAGTTTTTAAGTTCACATGCAATATTCCTGGTTCGGCTGATAATCTGGTAAAAAATATTCAGGACATTCATACAGCGAATTTAAAGTTTTTTTCAATTTATTCTTCAGGCGATATTAATATTTATACTAATGATCCATCAACAGGATCTCCAGATGATAGTTTTCTTATGAAACTTGATTTGCCACTAGTTTGGGGCAATAGTTTTTCTTTTGAATCTGTTCCAATTGGTACAAATATCACTGCGTTATATTTTACTAATCCATCTACTACAGTTGTTACTGTTAAAGTTGTTGTTGGATATACAGCATAGGAAAGTACTGCATGAGTTTTGACCCTACTAAACTGGTTGATTACGGAATTGCAGGCGGGATTGTTTTATTAGCAATTTCTATTTTTTTTCCAAACTTGGCAGGAAAACTAAAGCAAGCGCTCTTTTCAGTTAGTATGACAAAAGCCACAGTCTCTTCTACTTCTAGACGTTTAAAATTTTGGGAACAGCTGTATATTAGTTGTGATTCTCTTTGTTGCGAGGAGTTAAATAAAAAACTTGATGAAATAGCCCCTTTATTAGTTCAACATGAGCCAAAGGACAAAGAAGAGGCTAAAATATGAGCAAAGGAAAAAAATTAGCTGTGTTAGGAGCTTTAGTAGCAGCTTACCTTTCCAGGGGAGGCTACCTCACCAGTTTTAAAAATAAGATTGATAATTCACCTATTAAAGTTGTTACTCCAGATGGAGATGAGAATCTTTCAGTTTTAATTTTTAAAGAGCCTGTTGCTGTCATTAAAGCTAAAGTAGAACCAATTAGAGGTGCATTAAGTGAAGGAGCAGTTGTTAAAGAGATGTTACTGGATGTAGCTTATTTTTATCACGAATTTGCTTCAATTGTTCGGCGAGATGTTAATCATATAGTTACAAATCAACAGTTTGCTCATTATCAAGCTTTAGCTTTGGAGTTAGCTTTTTCTGGAAAGACTACACCAGGTATTGGGGAAATGATAGAAGTTTTTCTCCAGGAAGAAACTGGTTTAGAGCCAGATACTGAGATAAATAAAGTAGTTATTCCTCAAATGCTCGATGCAATTGCATGGGCCGCATACGAGGGAACAAAGTTGTGACTACTCTCCAAGATTATAAAGAAGGTAGGAAAGTTGGCGTCCATGTAGATAGTTCGCTTTGTTCGCCAATTCAAAGAAGTGATTTGGCAGCAAAGAAAGCAGACTTTTTCTACAATGTAGAAGAGTCTCCTTTTTTTGCAGATAAAGCACCCCATCTTCAGGATACAGTTAAAAAGAATACAGTGTATTTACCTTTTGCAAAGTATACAGCAATAGATTCAGATGCTGGGCATGGAGCACAGAAAGATTCTGATTGTTTTTCGTGGTCTACTAGGTTGATGTTGGATATTAATAGACTTAATCAAGGCTTATTCGGGGAAGGTAGAAAAGAACAGTATATTGAATCTTCTGCAACTTGCTTAATTTACGGGATGCGGGGTGGTTGCGGAAAAGGAATGACAGTTTATGATGTCATAAAGTCATTTAAGGGGGGTTTACTGTTGGAAAAAGAATATAATACAAATGAAGGTAAGCATTATAATTTTGAACGCTATGTTGATTATTATCGTTTAGGAGTTAGTAAATGGTGTAGAAGTGGGCCACCATCTGATCTTTTAGAGCAAACTAGAAAAGTTAAAATAGGTGATTATGCTATTGCTTCAGATATGGATGAGATTGATGCAAATTTAGCTAATGGTAGAACATGGTCTTGTGGTTCTGGAATTGGGGTTTCTTCAAAAAGAGACGAGCATGGGGTTAGTAGATTAAAAGGTGGTTGGGCTCATGCAATGGCAATTATTGGGGTTTTACTTTGGGATTGGGTTATTGAAGTATACGGTGAAGCGGTATATATTTGGGATCAAAGTTGGGGAAATTGGAATACAGGTGTTTATCCAGAATGGGCTAAAAAATTAGGGATTAAATTACCACAAGGATATTTTTTATTACGAAAATCAGATACATGGAAAGCTGTTAAAGCTAAGCAGTGCGTTACTGTTAGTTCGGTTGAAGGTTTTCCGAAATTAAAAATGCCAAACCTAGGTGCGAAAGGGAGAATCTGAATGAAAAATTTTTATTGGTTTTGTTTATTGTTGGTTGGGGTTTCTTTTTGTGGGTGTGTTGCAGACGGGGATAAACAGTCTATTTTCAGTAAAGAGTTTGCATCTTTAACTGAATCTCGTTTAGTTCATCATCTGGCGTATAATCAAACAGAGGAAGATAGGCAAACTAGCTTAATTCATTTAACTACTTTGAAGAGGCCAAGGATAGCTTGTTTTGGTGGAGTTTGTCAGAATCCTCAACGACAAGTTAAACTAATTTCAGGTGTAGAATCAGAATTTCAGGAAATTCAGGTAGAAGAAGCACAAGAAGAAATTCAAGAAGAACCACAAGTATATGGTGAACAGCAAACTTATTCAGCTGAAAGTTATGGGAGTGTAGGATCGAGTTTTACTTATTCTTCTGAAAAATATCGTAGTGGAGGTTGGTTTTCTAGAATTCGGGCTCGTAGGTTGTCCAGATAGGTTGAACTAGAGGAATCTTGATTGTTTGATCAGCCCATATAGAGTTTGTCGAGATTTTGGGGTATGATTGGACACAATTTTTTTAGGGTTGTGTAATGTGGTTATATGGTAAAAGAATCAGGATTTTGTATAAGTTATTTAATAGGTGTTTGGTTACTAGCAAGTAGTTCTCTAGAACTTGGATATGCAGTAGCTCTTGAACTTACCATTTTAATATCTTTGATTTGTAGTGGACTGGATAATCTTGGGCGGTATGGGAAGGTTAAATGGTATACTGTAGCGAATAAAATGGGCTTTTCGGTTTTAGCAAGTTTACTTTGTTTTACTGCCTATACTTTAAAATGGCCACCTAATCCGTTTGTAGTTGTTTCTTGCGGATGTGTAGGACTACTTGGAAAAGAGTTTATACTAAAAATCGTGAAGAATACTTTTGAAAAATGACTAAAACAACGCGGGATTTAATTGTTGAAGGTCTGTACAAATTACTGTTTGTTGGAGTAATTACATTTGGGATGGTTTATAGTGTTCGTTATGCTTTTCCAGATGGGTTAGCTCCTAAAGATGTTCAAAAAAATGTAGAGATTGTTGATGGAAAAATTGAAGCCCTAAAGAATTGTATTTCTACTCGGTTAGACTTCATAAAAGACGTTGTTATTGTTGATGAGGGAAATATTATTAGGAAATGGCCTCATTATCTTGAACATTTAACAGGTTACTCTTCTGATGATGTTCTTGGAACGAGTGTTGAGTTTTTAGTCCCAATTGATAAACGCGAGGACCATTTAACTGCATTTAGTGATTTTTTTGCGCGTAAAATCGGTGATACTTCATTAGTTTTTTGCACAATTGAGACTAAAGAAGGAGCAGTACTTCCACTTAAAGTTATTAATGTTCTTAGAGAACACGCGGGAATTCGGTATGTTTGTTCAACTGTTTATGATCCTCAACAATTAACAATTTGTGATCAACAGGAACTATAATATGGTTGACTGGTTTAAAAGTGAAACTGTTTTGTTTGGCCTGTTAGTTACTTTACTTCCATTTTTAGAGCAGTTATTAGACACAAGTTATCTTCAGGAGTATCCTCAGATTATTTCTGTTATTGGAGTTTTAATTTGGTTTTTGAGAAAAGGCACTACTAAAGAATTAAGGATGCCCTTTCAGAAAAATCCTAAAAAAGGTCGTTATTTGTAATGCCTGTTGCAGAAGAATTTTATGAAATTGAAACTTTACTGGAAGAAGCAGTTGAGAAAGAGGATTGTGTAGATAGTGAGGGGCCTAAGTGGGGCGATTTTATTAGTGAAGATGATAGATCAAAAGGAAAATATTACCCACTACATCAATATCAAGCAAATATTTATTATTCAGAAGCAAGGTTTATTGCTGCTATAGCAGGTACTGGGGGAGGTAAAACAGCTATTGGTCCTTTGTGGGTGGCTAAAATTATTAATGGAATGAGGTCTAAAGGGTACGAGAAACCTATTATGGGTTTGGTTGTTGCTCCTACATATAAAGTGTTAGCTAGAGCAACTGTGCCAATGCTCGTTGACACGTTTAAAGGGACTAATTTAGAAGGTAGGTATTTAGAATCTAGATCGTTTTATGAACTGCCTCCACATAATGGGCGCGAAGGGGGAAAGATTTGGTGCCAAGGAGCTGATAATCCTGGAGGGCTAGAAGGTGGGCAATTCGATTTTTGTTGGGGTGATGAAGCTGGTCAGTTTAAGAAAATGGTTTGGTCAGCTATACAAGGTCGTCTAGGAGCTAAAGAATCTCCGTGTTTACTTACTACTACTCCTTACATTAAAAACTGGTTATTTACTGATTTTTATAAACAGTTTACTTTAGGTGATCCTGATTATTATGTCCAGCAATGGAGCTCAGTTGAAAATCCGATTTATTCTCAGCGGGAGTACGATAGAGCAAAACGGACAATGAACCGTGCTTTAGGGGCAATGAGGTATGATGGCCAATTTTCTGTTATGGCTGGAGCAGTTTATCCTACGATAGATGATTGCACAGTTAAATTAACAAAAGATGAAATAGAGGATTTACTTTCAGAAGATGATGGAAAATTTTATGGTGGAATTGACTTTGGCTGGAACGATCCTTTTTGTGCTCTATGCGGTTATCTTGATAGTGCAGATATTTTGTGGGTTTGGTGGGAACGGTATTTAACAAAAACAATGATAGAGGACCATGCAGAAGCTTTACCAAAGTTTACTAATAAAGGTATTCGTTGGTATTGTGAACATCAGCCAGAATTAGTTAGGAAATTAAGAAAAGGTGGGCATACTTGTTTACCGGCTATAAAAGCTATTCTTCCAGGAATAGAAGCTGTTAATGCTAGAATGCTTACTGGAAGATTAAAGATCGTTGAGAATTCTTGCCCAGCTATACTAGCAGAAGCTCAACTTTATTCTTTTCCAGAAGATGAAGAAGCATCTGGAGGAGATAAGCCTATTGATAATTTTAATCATGCAATGGATGCTTTGCGTTATATGATTTTCGGTATAGATGGTAAACGGGCAGCTTAAGGAGTTTAAAATGGGAAGAAGACGAGATAGAAGAATTGAAGAGAGAAGAGGGAAGGCTTTGAGAGTTGTTCTTTCTAGACAAGAAAGAAAGCTTAAAAGCGATGGAAAAATTAAAGAAGCAAATGAAATTTCAGAAGTTTTAGACGACAATACTTTGTTTGCTGTTGTTGTTGACGAAACTTTTAATATGCTTATCCCAAAGAGTGATGACGAAAATACTCCTTGGGCAGATTTTTTTGAACGGATTATTAAAGCTCTTCCTGAAATTTTAAAGTTTATTGCTGGCCTAATAAAGATGTTTATTTAATGGAAAAGTTTATTTATGGATACAGCAGAGTTTGAACATGCTGGTGGAGAGTATTTTCCAGTAAAAGCTAATAGGAAAAAGGTAGAACGGATTAAGTTTGATCGAGAAGAAGAGGGGATTAATATGAAAGATATTCTTTTGCAAGTAGGGCAAGATCAATGGCTTTCATTAGATAATCCCTATTTATGGGACGTATTTTAAGTGGAATCTACATTTAAAAAAATTGGTGAATTATCTGATCCTTTTACAGGGGACGGGCAATACGACCAGACTTACGCGGATCATTATAAAACTCAGCAATACCCTAATATTTCTGATTTACTCAATGCTTATAAACGGATTAATTTTGCCTGTGCAAATATTAATGCGAATGGGTGTGCGGGCCATGAGTTAAAATTGTTTGTAAAGACAAGATCGTCTGACAAAAAGACAGTTCTTAATACAGCTAAGGTAGGAGATAATAAACAGGACTTTCTGCGTCAAGAATTTGAGATTAAGGATAGTGAGGTTATTGAGGAAGTTATTGAGCATCCAGTTTTAGTTTTACTTAAAGAAGTTAATGATCAGCCATTTTTGAATAGCTACACTTTAAAAGCTTTGACGTTTCTGTATTTTGATATTGCTAGTGCAGCTTATTGGTGGGTAGATATTGATAAATTCTTAAATAGACCTAAGAATATTTGGATTCTTCCTAGTCAGCATGTATTGCCTAAAAGAGAATCTGGGTCTGATAAGATAGTAGATTATTATGAGTATGTAAATGGGGATAAGGTTAAACGCTATTCTCCAGAAGAGATTATTCAATTTATTCCATTAGGAGTTAAGAATCCTTATTTAGAGGGAATTGGTTCTGCGGAAGGGTCATACGAAGCAAGTTTGCTTTCTAATAAGCTAGCTTCTATGACCAGTCATTTATTAGATAATGATGGTAGACCAGATATTTTGTATTCTCCTAAAGAAGGAATTGGGGCAGCTGAAGCTACTGGTTTAGAAAAACGTTTGAATCAAAAGTATAGCCAAGGTAGAAGCGGTGGTTGGCATGTAGCAGATGAGCCAGCAGATATTAAACCGATGAATTATCCTCCTAGGGATATTGCTAGGTTAGATATAAACGAGCAGGCTAAAATAGAAATCTGTAATGCTTATTCTGTTCCAGTAGCATTCCTTGATAATAGGAATATTAGTAGAGAGACAATTTTTGGTGCTTTAACCCTCCATGCTATTTTTGGAATTAAACCTAGGTTAGGGATTTACGCTGAAACATTAAATAAACGACTAATTCCGTTTTACGATGAATCAGGTAGATTATTTTTTGGATACGATGATCCTGTACCGGAAGATAAAGAAGCGAAATTAGCTGAAGTTACTCGGCAAATTGAAGTTGGTATGATTGAACCAAATGAAGGTCGTAAGAAGTATAACTTGCCTCCACATTCTGATCCAGAAGCTAGTAGGCTTAAAAGAATTAACGCGCCTGGTTTAAGCGGAGCAGGTCCACGTCAAGCTTCTAGAGAGAGTGGAGAGGCCGAAAAGTAATGGCAGCATTTTTAACATGGCGGGGAGAGAGGGTTAGAGACCGGATTTTTAAAGTCTTGGAGCGCAAAAATAGACAAGTAACTAAACTCCTAAGGAAACAGATTGAAGAGGCATTAGAGCGGAAAGGTTGGGGTTCTGATCCAGCAGGAAAAAGGGGCAAGAGAATAAGGCGCCGACATTCAGATAGCGGGGAGGTTCCCTACAAACAAACAGGAAATTATGCTAAGAGTATACGGACTGAAGTGGATACTCGTGGCGACCAAATTATAGCGTCGGTTTTTACAGATGTTCCATATTCACAAACATTAGAATTTGGTGGTTCTTTTCAGATGGACCAAAATAATAAAAAGTATAGTAAAATCCGGCTTGTTAATCCATTTAGAAGCCCAATCATTATTACTCCTAGACCAGTTTGGATGCCAGTTCTTAGAGCTAATATATTCAGTTACAAATACCAGGAAATATTCGATAAGTAAGGAATAAGTATGGCTACTTTTAATAAAATGTTTGGTGAATGTACTGGCGCATTTGGTTTTCCTATGAGAGAAATTGAAGCTAGGAAATTAGATGAACAAATTTCAAAGGAAAGTGATGTAGAATTAGTTCATTTTAGGAAAGAGTGTAGACAGTTTGAATGTTTTATTGAGAAAGAACACGCTGACGTTTCTATTATTACTGATTCTTCTGTGGATAAAACCAGGGAAGTTATGGATATCGAGTCAATTAGTTTTGAGGTATTTAAAGGGAATCCTCAAGTTGCTTATGCTCATAATTATAAAATTCCTCCAATTGGTCGTTCTTTGTGGCAAAAGTATTTTAAGACTTTCGATGGATTTAAGGCAAAAACAAAATATTACGATCGCCCAGAAAACCATCGAAAAGAGGTGGAGTGGTTTCCAGATTATATCTATGAGCTAGTTAAAAGTGGAAATCTTCCTGGAAAGAGTATTGGGGGAGTAGCTAAAAAAAGAGAGGTTACTGAAGAAGACCTTAAAAAGAATCCCCATTGGAAAGAAGCAAGAGTAGTTCGGTATGATTCAAAAGTTTATGAATACAGTGTTGTAGGTATTCCAACAAATAATAATGCAGAAGTTGAACTTGTTGCAAAAGGGCTAGTTAATATGGAAGACAGTATTCTTGAAAATGCTTTTCCAACATTAGCCGAAGTAGTTTTTGATTTGCGTAAGAGCACTGAACCGGTAGAAATTCCATTTATTAAAGACGTAGTTACATCTGCTGAATATGAAGAGGAATTTTCTGTTAGTTTACAAAGAGAGCTTGAAGGTCTCCATAAGAGTGTACCCGAGCTAATAGACAAGGCATTAAAGCGTTTACTAGGTAAAGTAGCATAGTTTTAAACTAGCCAATACCAATAACTAATTACCAATTAATTTGGAGTTTTATTATGAAGATGTGGGTAAAGTTTAGTCAAGATTATGTTTCCAAAGGCAAAATTGAAGGAGAGGAAACTTCTTTTAAGAAAGGTAACGTTTACGAGATAGACGAGATAATTGCAAAATCTCTTATTGATCTTGGGCTTTCTGAAAGGACTGATGAGCCGAAAATTGATAATATAATTGAGAAAACTCGAAATGAGTATTTTCAAGGAATGCAGGATACGGTTGAAGAGAGTGTAATTAAGGCTTTTAAAGGCATTGGCGAAGGGACCATGACAATCCCTGCTGTTGCTGTTGATCATGAACTTGAAAAGATGCATGGTTTTGAAAGTGAAGCGCACTTTTCTGAAGCAGTTGTTAAAGCTGGACGAGAAACTAATCCTGTAGTTGATGAAAGATTACTTCAAAAAGCCCCATCTGGTCAGAATACTCTAGATGATGCTGAGGGCGGTTTTCTTATTCCAGAAACGATTAGTAACCGGATTTTGATCCAGAATCGTGATGCTGAAGAAATTGATTTCTTTGGTATGGCTGGAGATAAGCAGACCACATCTGGCAATAATATGCGGGTTAAACGTCGAACTGAAACATCTAGGAAGGATGGTTTTGGGCGGCATGGTGATATGGTTTCTTATTGGAAGGGTGAAGCTGACCAATTTGAGAAGAGTGTAATTACTTGGGATGAACATACGCTGGAGCTCCATAAATTGACAGCTCTTGCATATGTTACTGATGAGCAAATGGAAGATTCATTTGTCAATATGGGTAGTCAGTTTACTACTCTAGCTAGGCAAGCGATTTTCTGGAAGCGAAATCAGGCTATGTTTACTGGAACTGGTGCTGGGATGCCTTTGGGTTTTCATAATGCTCCAGCTACTATTTTAGTTTTAGAAAAGAGTGGCCAAGCAAACGGCACAATATTGCATGAGAATATTGTTAATATGTATCATGCAATGTTGCCTGAAATGCGCGGATCTGCCGTTTGGTACGCTCATGATAATGTTATTAAGTTGTTGCAGTATGTCAATTTTAATGATGAAGCAACTTCTAATGCTATTCATCCAGTCTATCTTCCGCCAGGAGGAATTAGTAATTCTCCTTATGGTAGTCTTATGGGTCGTCCAGTTGTTCCTACTGAGTTTTGCCCAGATTTAGGTTCAAGTGGTGATATTAATTTTGTTAATTTCGCTGCTTATTCTACTTTGGTAAAACAGGGTAGAGGAGCTGGTGTTTCGCGTGCTAGTAGTATTCATGTTCGTTTTCTTTTTGGTGAAACTGCTTTTAGGTTTCATTATCGTTGTGATGCTCGGCCATTGTGGAAGGGTCCAATTGAAGATTTGAATGGAACAACTAAACGGAGTCCTTTCGTCATGCTAGAAGAAAGGGTATCGTAGACTCCTGTTTTTGAGGTTTTTCTGAAACTAATTTGAAATGAGGATATGAAGATGAAGACTGTCCAAAGAGAAAAACGAGTAATGCTTGTTAAACCCCATGATAGTAATGCTGGTGCAGTTACAAGTGGTTGGGTAGATATGTCTCAGTACCAACATTTAACTATCCATATTCTTTGTGGAGTTATTGGTGGAGATTTTGCTATCACTTTAGATCAAGCTAAAGATAATGCAGCAGGCAGCACTAAAACTCTTGGTTTTACTACTATTTACCAAGCTGATAATAGTGATGCTACATTAACAAATAGGGATAAATTTGCAGCAGTTGCTGTTGCGAATGATTCTCATCTTGTAGTAGCTTCTACAGATGATGAGTTTCAGCTAATAATTGAGATTGATTCTGCATCATTGGATAGAGCTAATGATTTTACTCATGTATCATTAGCTCTTGCTGATCCAGGAGCTGAAAGTTTTGTTGCAGCTGTTGGTGAGTGCAAGATGGGTCCAGCAGG